AAGCCGCGACCTTACGCTCGGGGGCTACGGCTACGCTCGAATTGTACTATACGGCACAGGCCGATGGGGACGGCATCAGCGAGCTCTCGCAGTCCAACACCCCCACCTCGGGCTATAAGATTATTCGGAAGCTCTACTATAGCGAGAGAGCGCAGCAGGATCCAGATACGGGGACGTGGGTGCAGTTTGCTGACGTGGCGGCTAACACATCCTTCAATGATGCAAAGACAGCCCTCCTTGCGTATTTGAAGGAGCGCACAGGGGGTACAGTCCCTATCTCTTTGAAGATGACATGGGAGGAGGTTGAATTGCTTTTGCTTGAAGAGTATCCCGGAGCAGCGGCTGCGTATTCGTTGCGATTGCTTGACAACACATACACAGGCGATTCCATCCGCGTGCGTCGTGCATCCGACAACGCAGAACAAGACATTGGATTTGATGCAAACGGCGACCTTGACACATCTTCGCTAGACACGTTCTGTTCAGGCACGGACGGCTTCGTGAAGACGTGGTACGACCAAAGCGGAAACGGGAACGACGCGACGCAGACGACGACGGCAATCCAGCCGAAGATTTATGATAGCTCGACGGGTGTAGTGACAGAGAACGGAACGCCCGCGATGCAGTTCGATGGGAGCGATGACTACTTTTTGGGCGCGGCCAAAACCACAATCGACAACACGGCTATTTTTTCCGTCATTAAATCCGATTCGAACACGCAGGACTGTGTCTTTATTCAAACCAGTTTTACAGCTGGGAATTTCCTCACGCTTGGTCTTGGTGGCCTTGGGTCAAATAGTAAAATTGGCTCTCGTTTAGTAGTTGGTGGCACTGTAGTGTCACAAGTAGGCGATAGCACCTTTACGTCAACAGACCAAACCTTGGTTTCTTACTTAGCCGACAACGCGACGAGTCAAATGTTCATTGACGGAACAGAGGAAACTGACAATGTAGGGAGTCGCAATAATTTGCTTACAACGACTATTGGCGCAAGGGGTGACGGGTTGAACAACTTCTTAGGAAAAATACAAGAAGTAATATTTTACGACTCTGACGAAACAAGCAACCGCACAGGCATCGAAACCGACATCAACGACTACTACTCCATCTACCCATGAGCTACATCATCGTCCTCCCCGAAGGGTTCTTGACGAGTGCGGTCAGGGCCAAGAGCATCACACGAGAGCTGTACAACATCACCGTCCCTCTCGCCGTGCAACAAGAATATCAAAAGGATGGGACTGTCTTCGGAGTCATCACACACCCCGACGGCATCCAGCACGCCCTACAGGTGGACCTCTCGTATGTCATCCCCGTACACCCACAGGCCACCATCGAGAAGCTCGTCTCTCTCTTCCCGGAACTCAACGAGACGGAACGCTTCAACCTCGCCTCGTACGTCCTCAATAACAAAGAGTTCCCCTTTGCACATATCGTACCCTCCACCACCACGATAAGGGATTACGAGTACATGGTGGAGAATGGATGGTTCCCTTCTGAAGTATGAAGAACCTCCTCATCATACCTCTCGTCTTTGCAGGACTCGCCCTCTTCGTGGTGGGTCCCTTGTATGGAATCCTCGTACGGGTATTTACCGACTTCCGCCCGTGGGGGTGGCTCTACGACCTCGGACGTAGGGCTTCCTTCATGGCTTCTATCGCGGCGGAACTTATCCTCTCCGACATACTCCTGAAGCCCAACGGATACCCCTTCGGACATCAGACCATCTCGGCAGTGCTGGGGGCCAACCTCGTGAGGGGCACCCTCTCACGGACTGGCACGGCCCTTCAGCGTCTCCTCGACTACATCGAAGAGGACCACTGCCTCAAAGCATACTACAACATCAAAACCCCCTGATATGGAATTCTTCCAAACCCACTGGGCAGAAATCGCCCTCGCCCTCATCACCGCCGCTGGCACAATCACGGCACTCACCGAAACCACGAAGGACGACGACATCGTGGACCTCATCAAGCGAATCCTCAACGCTGTCATCCTCGGACGTAATAAGAAGTGAGTGAATTCGAGAAGATACTCAAGGACTTTGCCGAGGAGGTCAACCTTGCCGCCAAGCGAGAGCTGGGGTCGAGGAAGATAGGCAAGAACCGCTCCTATGGGGTGGCCTCGCGGAGCCTGCAAAAATCTCTCGAATACAAGATAAGCGGCGGCAGGGTCTCCTTCGGGAGTCCTTTGCCGTATGCTGCCTTTATCCATTGGGGTGTGAATGGAACAAGGAAGAACCGCAGCGCGCCCTACTCATATAGAAACGAAAACAAGCTGCCTGTCCCTGCAATCCGTGAATGGATGAAAGTTAAACCTGTGAGGTTACGCGACAAGGACGGACGCTTCGTGAAAGCGACCGAGTCACGCCTCCGGAGTGCCGCCTTCCTCATAGCCCGAAGCATCAAGAGGAACGGCATCGAGGGCCTGCGATACTACGAGGCAGCCCTTGAAGCCCAAGTCCCCAAGTTCCAAACCAAGCTCGGGGAAGCCCTCGCCCAAGACCTCCTGAAGTCGCTCGAATTCAAGTCGGGCAATATCACTGTAAAACCCAAGTAATGGCCGCCTCCATCGACTCCGCTCCAGACCTCCTCCGCCCCGCTGGTCAGCCCCTCGTCTTTCAATTCAGCACGACCGCCACGGTGACGGCTGGCTTCCGCTATGCCGTAGAGGTTTACGAATCCTTGCTGACCACCACCGACGGGACGCTCATAGGAACGTACTATCTCACGCCTGACGCGAATGATGAGGGATACTTTGACCTGAGCGACATCGCAGAGGGCAGGGTGGCAGCTCCCGATACTCAATCGGCTGGGGTGATCCATACCGTTGTCACAGCTGTGGGAACCACCACGGAACCTGTCATCAGAAAGTACACCGTCAAGGTGGGCGACTATACCGGGTCAACACCTACGATGGACAACTCTTCAGTGGTCTACCTCTTGGGGGGTGCGATGCAAATCTCGCAGGGGCTCCATCCCAGCTTTGCCGATTACTACCCCACAGGATCCACCGTGAAGTCATGGCTCTCCGATAGGGAGTTGGATTCTACCGGGAGGCGTATTGATATGGTCATGGCTGCCGAGGACGAAGCCATCGCAGTCCTCATCCAGACCGACAACCTCGGGACGGCCACCTTGCTCGATGAGATTGAGGTGAAGCTCTTCAAGAACAACATCAACGTACAAACGCAAAGCAACGCCGTCGTAGCCAGCACCATCGTAGGAGCCAACTACATCATCGTCCCGTTGGGGCCTGCCAACCTCGCCACCCTCTTTGGGGGGTTGTGGGATAGCGACTGGGACTACTACACCATCCGAGGCACCGACGGGGCTGCCTCTCCTACCGCAGTCACTTGTTCCATCAGAGTCGACAGGGACTGCCGCCCTATCAAGCACGACCCCGTACAACTCGCATGGGCCAACACGGTCGGGGGGTGGGACTACCTACGCTTCGATGGGAGGAACCTGAAGACCATCCAGGCGGAGGGCAAGAACTACCGCAAGAGCCTCGGGTTCTCCTTCAACTCGTGGGACCGTCAGACCACACCATACCATATCACAGGCAAGGAGCAGTACGCCTTGAGGAATCAACTCTTCACAGCCTCGGAGCGCGACCTCTTGCAGTACGCCTTCCGCTCGAAGAATGTCATGTTCCGAGTAGGGACAGGCGACTGGCTCCCATGCACGATTGACACCTCGAGTTATCAGGTTATCCCTGCTGCGTCCAAGACATTCGATGTGAGCTTCACCATCACTCTCGCACAAGACATCCGATGCTGAGGCTCTACATGAACGGCACCGAAGCCGACCTATACCAAGACGAGAGCGTCAACCTCACGCTCCAATTCTCCGATGTGCAGAACATCAACGGAGCGGCAGGATCATACTCGCAGACCTTCCGCATCCCTGCGACTCCCAACAACCTCGGCATCCTCGGGAACTTGGTCTCTCCTTCGGCTGTGGGGGTGGACCTCAAGACGAAGATTTCAGCGGAGCTCGTAGCCAACTCGGTCCCCATCCTCCGGGGGTACTGTCAGGTCAAGAAGGTGTACCTCCAGAAGGAACGCTACGCAGATATCGAGGTCGTGTTCTTCGCGGGAGCTACCGACCTGAAGACAGCCATCGGGGATGGGATGCTGACGGACCTCGACCTCTCTGCTTACGACCACACCCTGAACCTCACCAACGTACAGAACTCGTGGACTACATCCACAGGCATCGCTCCCGAGATTCGGTACGGACTCATCGACAAGGGGTTCAACTGGTCATTCCCTGATAACCCCCCTTGGACGGATGATGATGGGTTATATCAGGCCGAGCTCACGCCCTTCATCCAAGTGAAGAAGGTATTCGATGCCATCATGGACGAGGCAGGATATACCTACGACTCCTCATTCTTCGATGCTACGGGTACGGGCAATATGAGCGAGATGTATCTCCCGGCATACAACGGAAGAGAGACGCCCGTGACCCGGGCCATCGCTGGTCTGGCGGCTGACTACACCACCGTGGGAAGCGTAGCCAAGCTCCCTATCGTTGACACCATCACCAACGGAATGGATGATGGTAACGACTGGGACAACACCAACTATCGATATACCGCTCCAGCCACTTCAACCTATACGATGAATGTGGTGTGGAGTTACGACCAAGGCACGCACCTCGATCATGTCGAGATATTCATCTACGTCAACGGAACGGAATACCTACAACTCGATACCAGCACGCCCTACGGATTCAATAGGCAGGCCACATATATCTCTATCTTTGAAGCAGGCGACGAAATTGAGCTCTGGGCGAAGATTACAGGTTCTGGTCACGGCCACCTCATCTATGGCAACAACGCATGGGGCACGGGCATCCATACGGGCATCTCTATCACAGGCGGCTTCCCTATGTCGGGGTTCGACGTTCTGATGAGTGACAATATGCCCAAGATGAAGCAAATCGACTTCGTGCTGGGCTTGCAGAAGATGTTCAACCTCGTCTTCGTCCAAGACAAGAACAAGCCCAACCACCTCCTCATCGAGCCATTCATGGACTATGTGGGGACGGGCACAGCGAAGGACTGGAGCGACCGCGTAGATTATTCCAAGGACGTAACCCTCGCACCTACCACGGACCTCCAAGCCAAGGAGTACAAGTGGACCTATAAGCCCGGCATCGACTTCATATCGGATGCGGTGCAGAAGTCCCTCGACAGGGTGTACGGAGAATACGAGGTGACGGATCCCAGCAACGACTTCGCCACGGGAGAGAAGACGGTGCAGACGACATTCGGGCAGTACATGACCTCGCTCATCCCGGGGTCTACCTTTCCCATCCACCGCAGCCTCAAAGCCGATGGGACCGCGATACAAGACCCGCTCCCGATGGTAGCCTACTGGCACGGGACCTCCGACAATTACGGCGAGTGGTACATTCGTAACGATTCAGGGACGACGGTGGGGCCTTCCACCTACTTTCCTTCGTTCTCCAATTACTCCGAGGACTACGCTACACTCACTCACAAGGACTTGAACTTCGGGATGGAGCAGCCGTTCTTCCCTATCAACCTCCCACCGTGGAGAACTCTGTATTTTCAATATTGGGCGCAGTACGTCAAGGAACTGTACTCGGAGGAGGCCCGCATCATGACGTGTACCATGAGGCTCTCACAGGCCGATATAGCCGGCTTCGAGTTCTCGGATAGGATTTTCCTCAAGGACTCGTACTGGAGGGTTCAGAAGCTCTCCTACGATGCCAACGTGGAAGGGGTGTGTCAGGTGGAACTCATCAAGGAACTGTCCGACGTTTCGTTATGCGAGGATACACCCACGGGATTCGATGATAAGACAAACATCATCCTCTTCAATAGCTCCACAGCGGGTTCTCCCGACATCGGTTCTCAGGAGTGCTGTGAGCTTTACGGATACCGCTGGGTACCCAACACCACAGCCATCGGAGGCGTGACCCCTGTGAAGGTATGCCGCCCACTAAACCAAACCACACAACCCTCATGAAAGACCCCCGCCATATAATGCCCGCGATCGATTTGTTGCAGGCATACAAGAAGAAGACCTCCCTCCCGTGGTGGCTCATCCCCTTGGACTATCTCTTGGCGGGTGTATACCTCGTGGCGTTCTGTGGTGTCATCGCGTTCGGAATCTATAAGCTCTGGTCATGGCTGTAAAGAATCAAGAGGTAGTCCTGCAATTCAAGGCCGACACGTCGAGTGTCGAGAAGAACATCCAGAGTGTAGACAAAGGCATCCAAAAGACCGCCGACTCTACTTCGGGTCTTACCAACCAACTCGACAAGATGACGGGTGGGGCCATCAGTGGCTTCAAAAATTTCTCAAGCGGCCTGAAAAACGGCATCTCTGGACTGAAATCTTTCAAGGTAGCCCTTGCCGCCACTGGCATCGGTCTACTCATCGTTGCCATCGGCACCCTCGTCTCGTACTTCACCAACACCAAGAAGGGAGCGGAGGAACTCCAAGTGGCAACGGCTGCTCTTGGGGCGGCTTTCGATGTCTTGAAGGATAGAGTAAGTCAAATTGGTGGTGCTCTCGTGAAGTTTTTTACGGGTGATTTCAAGGGCGCATTGGAAGATGTGAAAGGGTCGTTTGAAGGGATCACAGACGAAATCATCCAAGAGGCGAAGGCTGCAAGTGACCTTCAGCGAGCGATGAACGCTCTCAAGGATTCCGAGCGCGACTTCATCAAGGTACGAGCCGAGACGAACAAAGCCATCGCAGAGACACGCCTTCGTGTTGAAGACGAGACGCTCTCCTATGATGACAGGGTAGAGGCTCTCGAGAAAGCCATCGCTCTCGAGCAGCAGACGGCTCAAGAAGAGTTGCGGATGGCAGAAGAACGCGCCCGCATCATCCGCGAACGCATCGCACTGGGAGAAAGTCTTGAAAGCGACCTCGACGAATTAGCTCAAGCAGAGGCTCGCGTCATTGATATGGAAACCGCCTCGCTTCGGATGCAGAAACGTCTCGAGGGGGAGCGACAGTCATTGTTGCTTCAGGCGCAAGCAGAGCGAGCAAAAGAAAAAGCAGAGCGAGAAAAAGAAGCGGAGGAAAAAAGAAAAGCTGCAGAGAAAGAAGCAGAGGACAAAAGAAAAGCAGACGAGAAGGAGGCGGAAGAAAGAGAGAAAGCGTATCAAGCAGAACTGGCGGCTCGCCAAAAGCTGGAAGACGAACTCTACAAAGAAAGCCTGTCGGCACGAGAGAGAGAAGAACTTGCACTGCTCGAACAATATGATGCGAGGATTGCCGTCGCAGGTGATGACGAGGGACTCATAGCTGCTGCAACTGAGGCCTTTCTTCAGAGACAAGCCGAAATCGAGGAAAAGTATCGCAAAGCAGAACTGGAAGCAGAGCAGCAAGCCGCAGAAGAAAAGAAGAAACTCGACCAAGAAGAAGAAGACCGAAAAGTTCATCTTGCACAGAAGAGGCTTGATCTTGCCATCCAATCCATCGGAGCACTTCAATCGTTGAATGAGGCATTCTCAAAGGACGACGAGAAGAGTCAAAAGAAGGCATTTGCTCGGAACAAGGCTCTCGGTATTGCGGGTGCGGTTCTAAATACTGCCAGCGCAGTTCTCGGAGCTATCTCACCTGCGGCAGGTGGTCTCGGTATCCCTGCGGGTATACCCGGTGCTGTACTTGCGGCAGCTACTGGGGCAGCACAAATAGCGACCATCTCAAAGAGCAAGTACGAAGGGGGTTCTTCTGCTGCTCCCTCTCCCCCCTCCACTCCTACTCAACAGGTGCAGAGCCAACCATCCATAGGAGCCCCTACCCTCGACCTCGGATTCCTCGGAGGGGGAGCGGGGCAGACCGGACCCATCCAAGCGTATGTCCTCGCAGAGAACGTAAGCAACGCACAACAAGCGAATCAGAAAATCCAAGACCAAGCCACATTATGAGAATCGTAGAACTCATCATCGACGAAGAGGCGGAGATGTACGGCATCGATGCCATTTCTCTTGTAGACCGTCCAGCCATCGAGCTCGACTTCATCGCACTAAAAGATGAACGTGTCGAGTTTACAACAATCGACGCAGACAAGCGGATCCTCATGGGTCCCGCCCTCGTCCCCGACAAGCCCATCTATCGAAGAAACGGAGAGGACGAGTTCTATGTCTACTTCTCCAAGTCGACTGTGAGGAAGGCGAGCGAGCTATACCTCAAGCACGGCAACCAAGCCAACCACACCCTCGAGCACGAGCATAAAATCAACGGCCTCACCGTGGTGGAGTCGTGGATAGTAGAGGACAAAGACAAGGACAAGTCGGCCCTATACAACCTCGACGTACCGAAGGGAACGTGGATGGTGGCCGTGAAGGTCGACAACGAAGCCATCTGGCAGGAGTGGGTGAAGGAAGGCAAGGTGAAGGGGTTCTCCATCGAGGGATACTTCGCCGACAAGATGAAGAAGAACTCCGAGGACGAGATGCTCGAGGAACTCGCCAAGGCTATCGTGAAGGCTGACGGACGCACCAAGACGGGGAAGCGTGTGGTGATGGAATCGTACGACGATTATCCCGAGGCTGTGAAGAACAACGCCCAGAAAGGCATCGACCTCAACGAGAAGCACGGCAACAAGTGCGCCACACAGACGGGGAAGGTGAGGGCGCAGCAGTTGGCACAGGGCGAACCCGTCTCTTTGGAGACTGTCAAGCGCATGGCCTCGTATCTCGCCCGAGCCGAGGAATACTACGACCCTTCCGACACCTCCGCCTGCGGCACCATCTCGTATCTCTTGTGGGGAGGCAAGGCTGCTCAGGGGTGGGCCGAGTCGAAGCTCAAGGAGGAACTATGGAAAGAGATGAAAAAAGTTCTCGACACACTTGAGGATTGACCCCTCGAAATACTTATACAAGAAAAGCCCCCAATATGACTATCACAGAACGGGTCCAAGAGGTCTTCAATAAGTTTAACGTCAAGCTGACGGTGACGGAGGAGCCACGGACCGAAATGGCAGAGGCCACCCTCGACAACGGGACGGTCGTCTACACCGACGCTGAAGCCTTCGCAGAGGGTGTAGAGGCGTACATCATCAACGACGAAGGCGAGAAGATTCCGTTGCCTGCTGGCGACTACGCCCTCGAAGACGGACGTACCCTCGTCATCGGTGAGGGTGGTATCGTTTCTTCCGTTGGAGAACCATCCGAAGAGGAGGTAGAAGCCTCCGAAGAAGTCGAAGTCGAAGTAGAAGTCGAAGCCGAGGAGGAGCCCGCATACGTCACCAAGGCGGAAGTCGAGGAGATGATCAAGGCTGCCCTCGGGTCCATCAACGACAAAGAAGAGATGTCCGTAAATCCAGAAGCCCCCAAGGAGGCCAAGGAGGAAGTCAAGGAAGAAGTGGTGGACGAGGTAGCCGTGGAACTGGCTGCCGTAAAAGCACAACTCGAAGACATGAAGAAGCAGGCCGCAGAAGCTGGCCTCAAGCATAAGGCTCCAGCCGTGAAGCGTGAGCCTCTCAACCTCAAGAATCTATCAACTCAGGAGCGCGTGTCAGCTCTCCTCCAAAACTTTTCAAAATAATGGCAAACGCAACTGTTGCCGTCGGTACTTATGCAGGAGAAGCGGCACGTCCCTATGTGGCCGCTGCTATCTTGTCAGCCGACACCATCGCAAACGGGTACGTCTCAGTACTCCAAAACGTCCACTCTAAAGCCGTCCTCCGGAAGTTCTCCGGTGCTGCTATCCAAGCCAACGATGACTGTGCATTCTCAACTCCAGCCGATGGTCAGTTGACCTTGGGTGAAGCCGTGTTGACGGCCTCGGCCTTGAAGGTCAACGAGCAGGTATGCAACGAAAACCTCCGCGCCACATGGGAAGGCACGCAGATGAACGGACAGAATTCTCCCGCTCCTGCCGACTTCACCACATACGTCGCTCAATATGTAGCCGCTAAGGTTGCAGAAAGCATCGAGATTAACTTGTGGGGTGGAAACTTCGACCCCAACGACTCAAGCCTCACCGGTGGTGGTGAGTTGGGTACTGCTTTCGATGGCTTGTGGCACCACATCGTGGATGCTCAGGCTTCTCTCGGATATGACGCAGAGGTGGCTGGTGCCTTCACTGCCGATGCCGACGGAACGACTGGTGTCTTGACTCACTTGTCAGCCGTCGTAAACAACGCCCCAAGCGATATCCAGAGCGATACCAACGCAGTCATCTATGTGAGCCGCAAGACGTTGTTCTTGTTGCAGCGTGCAATGGCCGGCGTAGCTGTTCAAGCCACAGGCACAGCAGCCAACAACCCCGTTGGATACTCTCCTACTTTTGTTGGCGAGGCACGTCCAACGACATTCATGGGCTTCCCCATCATCGCTGCTGCGGGATGTCCTAACGACACCGTGCTCTTCTGCAACCCCAACCAGCTGTACTTCGGCACCGACTTGTTGACGGACCACATCAACGCGAGCATCTTGAACCTGCGCGATGTGACTGGTGACGACGTGACCCGTGTCATCATGCAGTTCTCTGGTGGAACGCAGATTGTAGACGCTGGTTCTTTGGCTGTCGCACGCCGTACTTCCTAATTGAAACCGAGAGACGGGGGGGCTTCGGCTCCCCCATATCTCACAACCCCTTGAATCATGGCTTGTAGCCTTACACTTACTGGTCGCTCGCTTCCATGCCGCGATGCCCTCGGAGGGGTGAAGAAGGTTTGGATTGTGACCACCGCAGGAGGAACTGCAAATACCTCCTTCACTGATGACTTGTGGACTTACGACTCTGCCGTTGGAGACGTAGTAGGAAAAACTGGCACCGTTGCCAAGGATTACGTCAGCCCGAAGAACACATCCAGCTTCACGCAGACCGTCAACGCCTCGGTGGAGAATGGCACTGTCTTCTATACGCAGGTTCTTTCTTTGGTCCTGAACAAGCCGGTCGTAGCTGACATCGTAGAGCTCACCAACTTGGCGAAGGGTCGCCTCGGCATCCTCGTCCAAGACAACAACGACAACTACTTCGTCATGGGTCACACCCGTGGGGCTGAGTTGACGGGTGGTTCTTTGGCTACTGGGACGGCTTTGGGAGACCTCAACGGGTACACCTTGGAATTCACTGCCGAGGAAGCCATCCCTGCTCCTTTCTGGGATACTACGGATACGACGAACGTAACCTTGACACCGACAGCATAAACACCGGGGCCACACCTTGGGACCGTTTATAGTTACAACAGGAGGGGGAGGGCATACGCTCTCCCCTTTTCAGTAGAAAGATGATACACCTCCAGCCCAACGCCTCCACCAATACGGTCTACGTCTCTCCCTTTCAGAGTCGTAAGTTCCTCGCTACCTTCACGCACTACCTCGTAGAGCTCGTGAACAACGCCACCCGAGAGGACTTCTACTTCATCGCTGACGTAGCTATCGACAATGAGCGATATACCAAGGTCATCGTACCCACCGATACCGACAACCCTACGGCAGGATCTATCCTACTCACGGAGTCGGGGCTGTACACCTACAAGATATGGGGACAGAACTCGGCCTCGAACCTCGACCCCTTGGATGCGGTGGTGGTGGGAGCCTGCGAGGTGGGTTCGTGCAAGGTAGCCGATGAGTCCGCGTGGACCATCCCTTCAATTTCGATTCCCGACAACGTGATATATTACCAGTGATGGAACTACTGAAGCTCAAAGAATACGAAGAACGCTCCTATGCGGAGATTCCCAGCCGTGAGGGGTGGGTGAAGTATGGCGACGACAACCTCTTCCCGCAGTACCTCATCGACCTGTACAAGTCGAGCGCGACACACAACGCCCTATGTACTTCCATCGCCTACATGATTTTCGGGGATGGGGTGCAGGCTAACGACTTGGACGCACGCCTGAAGATTCAGGAGTGGGGCCTCGATGACGAAATCCGGAAGGCTTGCGTAGACCTCAAGATTCAGGGAGGCTTCGCCCTTGAGATTGTGTATTCCATCGACCGGAGCACCATCGCCAAGGTACGGCACTGCCCGTTTGAGAATGTACGCTCAGGCGAGGTCGACGAGAACGAGGATTGCCACTGGTATTATTACTCGAAGGACTGGTCCGATAAGCACGAGGAGCCCGTCCCTGTCCATGCCTTCGACCCCGAGATGAAGGTGGAGCACCCCACTCAAATCTTGTATGTGAAGCCGTTCTCTCCCGGTTCCTACTACTACCCCAAGCCCGACTACATCGGAAGTATCGACTACATCGAACTCGACAAGGAAATCGGGAAGTACCATATCAACAATATCAAGAACGGCCTCGCTCCTTCCTTTACTATCCACTTTAAGAACGGGGTGCCAGCGAGTGAGGAGCGTAGGAAGATTCGCAACGACATCGAACGACAGCTCGCTGGGGCTACCAATGCTGGTAAGTTCATCGTGACGTACTCGGATTCTCCCGACCGCAAGCCCGACTTCGAGCCATTCCCCCTCTCCGATGCCGACAAGCAATACCAATTCCTCTCGACCGAGGTGTCCGACAAAATTATGGTTGGCCATCGCGTTGTTAGCTCGGCTATGTTTGGCGTCAAGACGGCAGGACAGCTCGGCAATACGCAAGAGCTTGAAATCGCCTCTGAACTCTTCGACAGGCAGGTCATCAAGCCCTACCAAAGAATCGTAGAGGACGCAGTGCAGCAAATCCTTGCCGCTGCGGGTACTTCGTCCCTTGTGACGGTGCAGGAGGTTGAAGCCATCCAAATCCAAGCGCAGGAGGAATACGACTTGAACCTCGCCTGCGACTACCTCCTCGAGATGGGTGAGGAGGTCAATGAGGACGAGTGGGTTCTCATCGACTCCCGCAAGGTCGACTACGAGACGGAAGATATTCAGGACGCGATGTGGACTTTTGCCAGCGTGCCAAGCTATGGCCGTCCCGACGAAAGCAAGCAGGACAACGAACTCATCAAAGTCCGCTACGCCTATATGCCGAAGGTCAAAGGCACAGCCCAACACGACAGTCGGGAGTTCTGCCAACGCATGGTGGACGCAGGCAACCGCGTGTGGAAGAAGGAAGACATCGAAGCAGCGTCAGGAGCCAACCCCGGATGGGGTCCTAACGGAGCCGCTACCTACGACCTCTTCCTCTACAAGGGGGGTGGATCGTGTCAGCACTTCTGGGAGCGTCGCACCTTCCTCAAGAAGGACAACAAGCGGGTCAGCATCAAGCGTGCTCGAGACATCATCCGGGAGGCAGGCTTGGACCCTATCCCTACCAATGACCCGAAGGTGGCAAAGCGTCCCCGCGATATGGCGAACCGTGGATTCTTGCCGTCCAACTCCGCCGCCCGTAACATCAAAACACCTCGATAATGGCACTACAAGCAGAAGTCCTCTTTGTCAACCCTGATTATATCAAGCGCATCACCCAAGTCAACGGAGGCGTGGAGGATGCGGTCATGGTTCCGGCCATCATCTTGGCTCAAGACAAGTACCTTCAGGCGTACCTCGGGACGGACCTCCTCAACAAGCTCAAGAGCGACGTGAGCGCAGGCACCGTTACAGGCGCATACGAGACCCTTCTGGACACTTACGTCCGCAAGGTGACGGTATGGTGGGCTATGGTGGAGATGTTGCCTAATTTGTACGTCAAATTGGACAACGGAGGGCTGGTGATTAGGACGGCAGAGAACACCGCCGCCATCGGCCCCGACGACTTGCACCGAGAAATCGAGAACGCACGGCAGAACGCACAGTTCTATACCACCCGCCTTGTGGATTATCTCATGTTCAACTCGAGTTCCTTCCCCGAGTACACCTCGAATACCGACGCGGATATGATTCCCGAGTACACCGCATACTATCAGAATGGGATGACCATATCGATAGGAGCCGATGGGGTGGACCCTGACTTGGGCCGTCGCCTCTTGCGTACCATCCGATGACCCGACAAGAAAATATCCAACTCCTTAAACGCTGGCTCCATGAGACTCGCCCTCCTTCTTCTTCCACTTCAAATTTGGGGACAGGTAGACCTCTCCCTCACCACAAGCGAGACGGGGTGGACGGTGACCTGCGAGAGCGGGGAAGCTAACCAGATAGTGATGGGCATCCACGCCGTGGGATTGGACACGGCATGGCTTCCGGGGCTCTCTGATGTGTGGCACATAGGGTGGGCCTTCGCTTCGTTCCCCGCGAATATCTCGGTGATGGAGACGTGGAGCTACGAGTTCGAAGATGTCTTCAACCCGAATTTCTCAATTCTGTGGGGCCTCCGCGATAGCGTATGCGTGGAGCTTGTCATCTGGCAGATAGACGGAAGTCAAACCCTCCACACATGGGACTCTCCCTACGGATGGACCAACGGACCCTCGGCAGCCAACGACACCCCGCCATATCCCGATCCTACCCCGTGGAATAACAGGGTGACGGAGTGCTTCTGTTACGATGTGGTTGACGTGGTGTACGATTATGATACCTTGTACTTCCCGCAGTATGTCATCATCGTAGAAACGGAGTACGATACGCTTTACCAAACCATCTACGAGACCGATACGCTCTTCATTACGGAGACGGACACGCTATGGCTCACCCAAATAGATACTCTCGTCGTTACCGATACGCTATGGCAGCTCGATACGCTTCTGCTTACCGATACCTTGGTAGTGACCGAGCTGGATACCTTGTGGCTGACAGAATTCCAAACGGACACCCTCATCCAGCTTGATACCTTATGGATCACGGAGATTGATACGCTCTACCTCACGCAGACAGATACGTTGTTACTGACGGAAATCCAGACCGACACGCTATGGCTGACCTCGGTAGATACTATCTACCTCCCCTTCATTGACACCGTGTTCTCCGTTCAGCCTGTTTTCCTGTGGGATACTATTCAACACCACGTCGTGGAATACTTGGACTGCGAGACACAGGAGGAATGCTACCGCTGCGACATCTACGTCCCCAACGCCTTCACGCCTAACGATGACGGCATCAACGACAGATGGAAGTGGAAGACCGATACTTCGTGCTGGGGGACGTGGGAGGTCTCTGTCTTCAACCGTTGGGGGATGCTCGTCTGGCATACCACCAATATCCACGAGCCGTGGACCGGGGAGGGAGCATCCGAAGGAGTATATACCTATACCATCTACGCCCATTCCCTGACAGGGCATCTCCTGACGGGACATATCACCCTCTTGCGATGAACATTGAAATCTTGATAACTATCATCCCTTCTGTCCTCGCTGCCTTGGGGGTCTGGGTAAACTTGAACAGCGACATCGCCAAGCTCAAAGGGAGGGTGTACCGCCTCGAGAGTGACCATAACGAGTTAAAACAAATGCTCAAGGAATGCGTCGAGGGTATCCACGAGTTGAAGATATTGCTGGCAAAGAAGGGTATCTGATGTACAAATACTTCAAGCTCAGCGAATTCGACAGCCCCGACAGACCCGGAACGGGGGAGCTCATGGAGCACGAGGTCGTCGAAGCCCTCGATGTGGCTCGTGACATCGCAGGATTTCCCTTTATTGTGACCTCGGGGGTACGGACAGTCCAACACAACAAGGCCGTAAACGGGAGTCCTCGCAGCTCTCACCTCTTGGGATGGGCTGCCGACCTCAAGGTGGTGTCGAATTCGCTGAG